CGTGAGTTCCACCACTTGATATAAGAGTATATCCAGCACGGATTAATCCTTCTGCAAAATCTACAATACCTGTTTTATCTGAAACACTTAATAATGCGTAGTAATTCATAAGTCACCTTCTGCACGATTTTCTGATTTATGAACATCAAACTCTCCACCAGGATATCTTGCTTTAAGTTTGTCTACGTTCATTTCTATGATTTCATCAAATGTAGTATCAAGTGCCATACATGCTTGTGCAATATACCAGCAGATGTCACCTAACTCTCTCTTCATATGAAAGACATTATCTTCATTGTATGGTTTACCTTGAAGAATAATCTTCTTAACTACCTCAGTAAATTCACCTGCTTCAGCAGTTAAACCAAGTGCAGCAGTTAAAAGATGAGATACATCACAATCATCTTCCACATCCAACTCAGTCATTCTTCTTAAAAGTTGTGCGAAATCTTTACTAGGATCACTAGTGACTCCATCAACAAAGTCAAGGTATTTTTCAGTATCTACAGTCATTTTAAATTACAAAGTAATAAGCATCTTCATCATTCAATTCATCAGATGCTTTTTCAATTTCACATCTACCTGTGCCATTAAAATCTATCTCTTTAAATTCTTGATCATCTATATCATAAACAAGAGCATTTTTTGACAATGCATTCTCATTTAATTTTTGAAGAGATTCTAACAATTCTTTATAAGTCATAATCAATTTAACTCCTCCTTATTATACTATTCTTAGTGTACTCTGTCAACAGATTCTAGTTTAATTTAATATTGAAGGAATATGATATTCTATCTTCTTTGGATTTATTTGGATTAACTTGATGTTGCAAATCAGAAGGGAATATCAACATTTTCCCCTCTTTAGGAGAAAAGCGATATGTATTATAAAAATTAGTTTCATTTTTAAACTCATCTGTATAACAATCTAATTCATTAAATCTATTAAATTCATGAGGTGATTCAAATAATATATCACCCGAATTATCAGGAGTTTTGATCCATAAAACTCCTGATAAGGTGGATCGAGGATGATAATGTTTTGTATTGAAATTTCCAGGTTCATTTATATTTTTCCATCCCTCAACAACCATATGAACGTTTGGTTTTATTGGTTTGAATGTGCTAAGAGAATCTATTATTATTTTTTTCAACGTTTCTGATTTACATTCAGTTATAAAGATCATCTTGGACTGCCATCCCCCACAATTAGATACTTGCCTTCCTATAGAATTTTCCTCCCTTTCTTGATATGTTTCTTCTATTAACTTATCCTTATACTCATCAAAATTTTTTATCCTCAGAGTGTGAATACACGTAGGAAAAATAGGAGTAACATTATAATCTAAATCCATTAATTAAATTTAAATCCATCAAAGTTTTTCTTAAACTTTTTCTCTTCGTTATTATACTCTTCATCTTGTCCACTATCAATAATATCTTCTTGTGCATTTTGCTCACAATCATACAATCTCATCTTAGCACGATCAATGCCAACAATAAACCTTTTATTAACTGTTGGATCGTTGTACCTATTCTTCAACTGCTTCACCATTATTTGATTTAACGGTTCCAAGTCTTCTGTAGAAATAAGGGCAAACATAAGGTCAGCAGTAGCAGGGAGTCCAAAAGATTCAGAGGTGTCAGTAAGCTCAACATCGCTACTACCGTAACCGCTACGAGTAGTTTGAGTGGCAGATATAATCGGAAGGTTCGCCTCAACTGCGAGACCCCTAAGTTCCTCTGCGATGGCTTTGATGTACGAGTAGGAGTTGACATTACTTCCTGCTCTGTATCGGGATGATGCACAGATATTAAGATAGTCTATGAATATTATATCGGGTTTGAATGATTTTTTCAACGCTAACTCTTGAAGCAGTGCTTTGAAATGACCACTATGGGCAGATGCAGTGGGATACTCTTTAATAATAAGTTGTCCTTGAGTTTTCTTTGCAATACTCTCTACCTTACTATCAAACATCTGTTTAGGTAGATCAGTTATATCTTGTATTGGGACATTAAGTAAATTAGCGTCAATCCTCTCCGCAATCTTTTCCTCTGCCATTTCGAGAGTGATGTATAAGACGTTTTTACCTTGGAGTAAGACTGAGCTTGCCACATGACACATGAATAAAGACTTTCCAACCCCTGTGCCAGCAAGAGCAATATTGAGAGTTTTATTCGGTAACCCTCCTTTTGTAATTTTATCAAAGTACTCAAGGTCGAACGGGATCTTGTCCTCCTTCCTGTGGTACGATTCATACCTTTCTTCATAGTCTATTAAATAATCATGTCCTACATTAGTATCGAAAGACACAGCCAGAGCATCGCTGAGAATAGTAGGAATAGCATCCCTTCCTTTAGTGTCATCCTTTCCATCGGCTAACTGAATTGATTCCATCAGTGCCAAATATATAGCACGATCTCTACACCATTTCTCAGTTGTGTTAACTAACCAATCAAATTCTGATGGTTCATCTTCCAAATAACTTATTAATTTACTTACTTCTTCAAATTCTGTTCCGTTAATATCTTGACGTTTCTCCGTTTCAATACAAAGAACTTCCTTTGTAGCAGGTTTATTATAATCCTGTACAAATTTAGATATTTCCTCAAATACTATACGTTGATTACGATTCTCAAAGTAATCCCCCTTTAAAAAAGGTAGAACCTTACGAACATATTCTTCATTATATAAGAGGTTTCTAAGAATAAGAAACTCAACTTTATCCATAACTAAACTCTTGTTGTGCAATCTCATCAAGAGCTTGCATTACTTCAGGTGTAAAGTATTCTTCAGGGTTAGCAAGTATCTGTTTAGCATATATCTTCTTACCATTCATCTCATATCTACCAGCAACATTCTTCCACAGTCCTCCAATCTCTCCAAGTTCAAGGAGACCATAATACTTATCAAGACCACGTTCATCATAATAAAGACGTATCTCAACAGTTTTATTTTCCTTACTTAAACGTGATTTGTGAGTCTTTGCTTTGATAATGTTTCCAATGACTTCTTTTCCATCCTTTTCTTTCTTCTTGCTAAGATAAATGATTGTACTCGCTGCATATTTGAGT